TACCCATGTAAAACGGGCTAAATTGCATCGTAGCGCCGTTACAACTGACGTTGTTAGCGAAGTATTGCCGAGATGGTGCTCCATTGTTTTGGAATTGTACGGCTTGGTTTGTAACATTACCCGTAGCTGCTGCCACGGGATTTGAGCTATTTTGTACTGTTGGATCTTCAGGTGTAGCAAACGCGGGGCTTACTGAGAGAAGACAGACAGCGAGGTAGTGGTGGAAGTTGATTCGATAATTTCGTCGATGCTGATGGACTCCACGACTCCCGCATCCCGAACGACAGTTTCCAGTTGGAACTGTTCGCCCGCGTTGGTTACGGAATAAGTTGTGGAATCGCTCAAAATATCCCCGCTGGGGGTTACGTTGGTTCCGCTCCATGATTTATAATCGCCACCCATGATTTCGGTTTCGATAGTTCGTTCGATATCAATGGTGGTAGTAGTGGTTGATTGCATGGACCCCTGAGTAAAATTAGGGGTGACTTGCTGTGCTGCAGCAGGTGAAGCTAGGAACAAAAGGATAAGAAGTTTTTTCATGGTTCTTTTTTCTTAGAATCGTCGTCAGGTTTTGATCTGTTGTTAGAAGTGTTAAGCCCAAAAGTAGCAAGTGCGCCAGTAAATACGCTAGCAACAAAGGTTATATCACCACCACTTTGACCTTTTTTAATCATAGGGATGTCTACATAGTTAAGAGTAATAATAAAACCACTCCACACAACAACACCTAGGCGAACAAAAGTTCCAAGGATTTCAATATCCTTTTCGGCGTGTTCTTTCACTTTTTTTAAGAAGGGTTTGGTGGTTTTTTCTTTGTTAGTTTGCTCCATGCTTGTTTAAGTACAGGCTTCATTACCATCACTAGATATTTAAAAATAGACGTAGCAGTGAGGGTGGCGGCAACAGAAATTACTGCTGTTGTAGCTGCAGCTGTCATGATTTCAGTTGACGGCATTGGGATTTCTTTATCCGTAAATGGCACGTCAATCATTTGTACCTCTTTAGCTTGAGGTGGTTTTGTTTTGCTCGGTGATTTATCCTCATTCTCTCCTTTAATTCCTGGTGGCGGGCGCAGGTCGCTAGGAGGGACTACAAGGGGCTTGTAATTAGGTATCTGAGCCCTTGGTACTTCTAGGACCGGCGCAGGCATTGCAGGCGCTTCTGGAAGCGTTAGAGAAGGGAATGACGGAGGATTACTCCAGGGTTCCACCGAACAATCCGCGTTCGATAAACTTTACTGCCTGATCATCGACAGTGTTGTCGCTTTGCTCAGCCAGTTTGGCGAGAAGGTCAACGATAAGACGTTTAACCTTTTCAGAGTTAAGGAATGAAAAAAGAATTGGACGGATAAGGGTGATCATGGTTCTTCAGGCCAAGTAGTAGTAGGATTGTCAATAAGTTCTTTAAGTGCTGCAACATCAGCACATTTGTCAATTTCAGCTTGACGAGTGTTGCAAGCTGTACGAACGGCTTTACGGTAGTTAAACCAATCGATATTAACTTGACCGCCAGTTTCACGTGCTTTAATTACACGCCAATCAGACGGAGCAAGTAGTGAACCTGCAATACTGCTTTGTGTTTGTTTCCATAACGTTTTCAAATCGTCAAGATCTTTAGGGTTATCAACACCCCAATAGAAGCGTTGATCCCAAGTCTCAACAACGGGGTCTGCAACTTCTTCAATGCCAATAGCTTGCTTCTCTTCCAAAGTGGTCAAGCGCAGCCAATTAGCAGGGTAGGAGATTCCATTATGTGTAAATGCCCTGTCATATTTCAGGGTCTTACCATCAAGTTTTAGCATAGTTATTTGTTAATTAGCGTGCAAGCCCACCATTTAGGGAGAGGGGATTTTCAGCAAATGCTGCGTAAATGTATAAATCGTTGTTGGCATTAGTTAAACCACCGGATGCTTTTATCTTAAATCCGTTTGAAAGGATGTCAAAATAACTGCCAGTGTCTGTAGCTTCCTGATTACTTTCGTCTGCTGTCAATTTCTCTAAGTTGCCGTTATTGTTAGGGTCGCGGGCAGTGTCGAATAAACCCCAGTTTTCACCATTGGCCGTAGATTTTACAAGTATAAATCTGGGTCTAAACCCGGTATATACGAACGGACCTATAGCATTTCCGTTGCCGTAGTACGAACCGAAGGATGAATATCCGAATACAGAAGTCCAGGCGTAACAAAGTATATCTTGGTTGTTAGCATTTACTTCAGCATCAGAGCCAAGAGTAATTACTGAACTGGTAGGAGAAGTGTTGTTTAAAAATTCGGTCCTTGTCGTAGCAGCTAATGTAGTGTTTAGACGCAGGTGTTTTGTATTTCCAATATCTTTATGCCAAGCGTACCAGTTCAAAGTATCTTCTCTGTTTTTGAACAGCATAAATTCAGGGGCAGCATTCAAATTATGCCCCAGAGTTGTTCCAGCTGTTGAATTGCCTGTATAACTTATGATTGAAAATCCTGCATTCGCATTGGCGCGAACGGTTGAAGCGATTGATGGGACGTTAGGAACAGTAGTTCCGTTATCAACAAGACGTTTTCCATCAATTTCAAAACCATAAACAAGCAAACCTTGCGCACCAGTTGAAGTTTTAGTAATAGTAATTGTAGAAATACTTCCACTAAATGACACAGTAGTTACATCGGAAGCTGCAGGGTCAACAGCGGCACAAGTTGTTAAATTGGTTGCTGTACCTCCGTTAATTGAAATTGTACCAGCACCTTGGTTAGTAACCCCACCAAGGAAAGAAACGCTTCCAGTAGCAGAAATTGCTGGACTTAAAGTTAAGGTTACAACTGCAGCGGCAGATCCATCACCATTAGCATGTGCGTAGTTTGAATCGTTGTTATTAAAAGCTTGGGTTGCAGGAAAAGAGCTATGCCAAGTATTATTATTTCCTGTTGTGGTGATGTTGTTACTCCAAGTCTGGCTTAAGAGGTAAGCAGAACTATTTGAATCGCCAGCAGCAATTGAAGTGTTTGACGATCCGGCGTCCCAAGCCCAGCCAACATAAGTACGACCGGTTAAATTGACACGGTGATAACCGCCAGTCCCAGATTGAACAGTAAATCCATCTGAATCAAAACTTTTTACGCTGCCCCAGTAACCAGGATCAGAAAAATCACTTTCCTTATTGTTTGCAGAGCTTGACAGTACCTTTCCAGCACCCCTAACTACATCAGAAAGAACGTGTTCATCGCTCGCAGATCGAGTCTTAATCCATACAAGGTCAGGGCTTAGGTTATAACCTGTGATGGCTCTTTCAGCGCTGTTTCCGGACCAAGTTTTTGCATTAAACGCTGTCGAACCATCGGCAACCGTTGGCTCGGCAAGATTCTGCGTGCAGAGACTTACATAACCTGTTGGTGGCGTGTAGGCGAAGGGTCTAGCACCAAAGTTTACACTACCTGCGGATGATTGATTCGTATTGAAGTAATAAGCTGGAACGTAACCCGTTAAGTCTTTGTCGGTAAATGCATCACCCTGACTGGTTCCGTTCTTGTAAAAAGTAACTTTACCGTTGTCCCAGTCAACAGCTACGCCGATAACATCGCCAGTTCCAAATGTTGCCCCATAGGCTTCACCTCCGTTGCCGTTACCGCCGCCAATCTTTTTGCCGTTTTGGTAATAGTAATAACCATCAACACCGCCGCCAGTCCAAAGAGTTTGAGTAAGTTTATTTGATTTTGAAAGACCAATATAATTTTCAGAAGCAAGCGTGCTAAGCGTCATTTCCCAATAAAATTTCCCGCTAACTGGTGCGATTGTTGCATGCACGCCTTGGTCGCCCCCATTAACTGTATTGCTATCAGTAAAATCTAGATTTCCGTTAGAAAGCGTAATTGCTGCATATTTTTGCAGTGGATTCCATGTCGCATAGCACCCACCATTGTTACCAGAATCCGCAGTGTAATTCGTCGGCGTGTCGATCAAGCTGTCACAACCTGCGTTGGCTGAGGTGGCACCAGTAGTGCTTAAAAACCGAAGCGTTCCAATCCTGCCTCCACCTTGGTACGAAAACCGCAAATATCGAGCACTTGTAGACCCAAAATCATGAGTGATTGTTTGCACTGAGCCTGGCGATGAATTTAAAGTTTCTGAATTAGCAAGTAAGTTTGAATAGCTTGAGTTGCCGTGTAGCTCAATTCTATAATTAGCAGAAGAGCTGCCTTGGTTATTTACAAATTTGCAAGTAACTGTCCCAACGGTGTAAGCAGCCCCAAGGTCAAAATTGATGTGACTGCTGGCTGCCGTAATACCGTTAGCGTCGTCTGTTTCTATGTTTGAAAGCGTTCCTGAGTAAGTTGTAGCATCAGCGGTGTAGCCGTTGGGAAGCCCTGAAGATTCAACAGGGTCAAGATTATTAACTGTCCAACTGTTCGAGTTACCAGATGAGTCAGTGCCCAGGGCTGCTGCGTTGCTATTATCCGCAAATTTTAAATAAAATCCGTTTGTACCATGCGATCCAGAGTATTCTTTTGGCTGCCAAACATTATTGGCATCCTTTGCTCCAAAATCAGTCGCAGCAAGTTGCGTGCCGTCTACAAAATGTATCTCGGCTAAATACCCATCAAAAGCGTCACCGATTTTATGCGCTTGGGCTTGGTTAAAGCCAAGGTCTGCATTCTGGGTTATTGTCGCTTCCGTCTTAAATGTTTGCTGAACGCCATTTAAATATAGTTTTACCCTGTCAGAATTACTGCTCTGAGTGGTATCGCAAGCCACCACCAAATGATACCAAGCCGATGGATCTCTTATCTCAGCATCTGTAATTCTAAAATTTGTGGCATAACCTGACAAGCATATTGTGTCATCATTAAAGGAACGCAGCTCTAAATAAGTATTGTCGTCGCTCCCGGTAAGGCATGAAAAAAACTTTTGATTTTTAGTGCCCAACACCGACCTTTTGTACCAACAGCTCCAAGTCCATGTTTTGCGATTGCCAGCAGAACTGAAGGTTTTACTGAGATTGCTAGTATCGCCACTGTTGAAACGCAAGCTGCGATCAATTTGGTGCGCCGCCGCAGCCTCAGCAGCCGCCGCTGACGTAAGAAACAGCGGACTTCCAGCGCCAGGAATACTCATGAGACGTTTAGCAGCGAAGTGACCGTAATACGGGTCGAGCTTTCCACATAGTAGGCAAGAACATCAACTGCACTAGCTGTTGTCGTTAATGTCGGTGCCGTCCCACCAGCAAACTTATACACCGAGTTATATGCAAGTGTTCTGGAACCTGTGCCGTCCTGCGTGACCACAATCACACCAGACTGACCAGCAGTAACGTTGGTTGGAGCGGCAAGAGTTCTGTTGCCTGCCAAGGTCAACGTGAAGTTGTTTCCAAGGCTCAAATCAACAGCGACACTAGAACCATCTGTCAGCGCAACAGGCGTTCCACGCTGAGCCTTCGTAAAGCTCTGAGCAACAGCAAGGCCAGCAACAGTGGTTGTTGCATCAGGCAGCGTGACGGTTACATCAGAAGTCGGGTTACAAGTCAACGTCAACTCGTGATCATCAGCTGACGTGCCCTCCATCACGATGTTGGCGTTAAACGTGGCAACACCCGTAAAGGTTGTAGTGCTGTCGAACGTCGCGACGCCTGTCACGTCCAGCGTTCCAGGGACATCAACATTGCTAGTGAACTCAACGTCAGTGCCGTTAGAAGCGGTCTGCAGTAGCTGACGAGCACTACCGTTTGCAAGCTTGCTGACTGCAATCTCAGCAGTTGAGCTGATGTCTGCGTCCGCAATCGTTGCGTTCGCAATCATCGTGCTTGTAACCGTTCCAGTGTCACCAGTGGTTACAACGTTGCCCGTGACATCAGGGAAAGTGATCGTGCGGTCAGCAGTCGGGTTGGTGACTGTGATCGTGGTCTCGTTTGAATCATCTGCAGAGCCCTCAAACGCCAATACAGCGTTTTGACCCAACAGCACCGTTCCAGTAAAAGTAGGGCTGGCTGCACCAAGCTTCTCAGAATCCAGCTCCTGCAACGCAGCCTGCACATCTGTGCTGCTGATGTTGCCGGTCGCAACAACCGAAATGTTTGCTGCAGTCTGACCAGCAATAGCGTTTGAAACGTCAACCAGCTGGAATGTGCTTTGCGCCGCGCCCAAAGAAATGAGCATGTCAGGCGGAGCAAGCGACACAGCCGGGGCATTGCCTGAACCAGTGCCGCTCGTATCTACAACGACGTAATAGTTGAGGTTTCCAGCAGCAGGATCTGGCAGTGCCGCTCCACTTGTAAAGCCAGCAGCAGAACCAGCAGTTGTGACGCTGCTAATCAGGTTTGTGTTTGCGTTATACGTTCCAGCATTAACAAGGTTGCCACTGATAACCGTAATTGGCAGGAATGAAGTTCCTGTATAGACGTAAAGGTCTTCGTTTTTCTCGTCAAAGAAGAACTGACCTTTGTGATCACCATCAGGGAAAGTGACAACGTTGTCGGTTGCTCCAGCGCCACCAAACTTGGTGACACTTTCATCAGCAAGTTTTGCCGCAGTGATTGCATCTGATGCAATGCGAGCCGATGGCAAAGTGCCGCTTGTAATTTTCGATGCTGCTAAGTCAGGGACATCAGAAGCCGCAAGCGTGTCTCCAGTTGTTGTATGACCTTGCGCATCAACAGTCACCTTCGTGTAAGTGCCTGGCGTAACTGAATTTGAGTGGTTTAGGTTTCCACTGCTATCAACAGCTAGTCCCGTTCCAGGGATAACAGCACCCTTTGCAGAGCTGGTCGCAGCGGGAAGGTCCGCAGATGTAATCGCACGACCACCAGTAATCAGGCCTTTAGCGCTGTAGGTGACGACATGGTGCGTAGAGCTGGCCGTTACGTCGTTATCAACCTCAATGGTGTTGGAGTCCATGCGGAGTCCTTCACCGTTGACAATCACACCGCCTTTTGAGCTGCTAGTCGCAACCGGAATATCGGTGCCATCAATCGTTCGATAAGCCGCTGTACCACCAGCACTGGTCGGGCCAGCAAGAAACTGGTTTGCAGCAGACGTGTCATTGATAACGGCTGCAATCGTGACGCTGCTACCGCTTGTCGTTGCAGTGATGTCAACAATGCCAACCGTGCTACCGCTAACGCTGTTGATCGAACCAGCAGCTTTAAGGCTCACCCATGCACTGCCGTCCCAGCAATACAAGTTGTTGTCATCCGTATCAAGAGCAAGCTGACCTGTAAAACCCCCAGACGAAGGCAGCGTTGTGACTAGATCAACGGTTGATTCGTTTGCAAGCTTTGCAGCCGTGATCCCATCGTCTGCAACCTTGGCTGTAGTGATTGCAGAGTCAGCAATGTCTGCAGTAGCGATACCGCCTGCAGCAAACAGAATTTTCGCGCCAGGGATCGTGTCGTCACTAATTAAGGTGACGCCGTTAGCGACAAGATCCCCAACAGTTAGCTTTTTGGTCTCGCTGGCACTGGTGTCTACAACAGCAACCAAGTCCCCAGTGGCTAGAGCGGAGCCAGTGAGCGCATTAAGCTCACTAATCTTCTTGTCAGCCATCGGCGAAGGCTCCTGGGTTACTCGTCACTGTCTAGATCCAGGCTAGCAGTCTCGTCCTGATCAAGTACAACCTCATCACCGCCTTCCGTCAAGGTAGTGTCGGCGGTTTCAAGCTCCATACGGATCTGGATTTCGCCCGTAGTAATAAAGTCAGCTGTAATTTGCACGGTGTTATCTGGAGCAAATTGAACAGCAGCAGCTGTAATAATTCCATTTGCTTGATACCAGACCTCATCATTTGACCGAGCAGTAACACCGCTTGGGTTATAGTCCTTTACTTTTATGTAAAACTTGCCCTTAAAGTTGCTGCCAACTCGCGTTCTTAGCGCAAGCTCCATCATGTAATTAGCGACCTCATTGCTTGTGTCTCCGGTGTATTCCCAGAAAGCACTGATCCGGCCCGAACCAGAAATTAACGTGCTAACTCTGGTTCTAAACTCATCCGAAAGCGTCGTTGTGTCAACCGTTTCCCTTTCCGTATTGATCTCAAAACTGTTGACTTGAGCGATCAAACGGTAACTTGCATTGTCTACCTTTACTTCAACAGGGATGTCGTTTCCAGGAGCTGCAAGCGTTTTTGCGTTTGACTTGCCGCCAGCTACTGCATGAGCAAAACTGTCGTAAAGCCTGATCCCGTCTAGCTCGTCAACGTAAATAAACTTTTTTACGCTTGAGTCTGTGTAACTATCAATAAAGTCAAGCGCACTGTCGTCAGTGCTTGTAATTTCAATTTGATCCCCGGTCAGCAGCTGTCCGTGCTCAAAGTCAAAGCTAAATCGCTTTGCACTTGTATTTACATCATCAGGCTTAATTGTTCCGGTCAGCGTTCCGTCGAACTCACGCTTAAGCTCAACCTTGCCGTGCGTTCCAAGATATACCGTCATGAGATTGTCACCGTAGACAACGCTCCAGTGCCCTGGAATGCGATCTCAGCGCGAACAATGTCACCAGTCGCCGCTCCAATCGAAGCGCTGGTGATATAGGCAGTCAGCTTAATGTCATTGTTGTCCGTTCCATCAACCCAACGGAAGGTCAGTTCAACAGTGTCGCTGCTGCTTACGCCGTCCGTGCCGGTTTTATACAGCTTATTGAGAATGTCTTCTGTATTGAAATTGCCGTCGTCGTCTTTGTAATACAACAACGTAGCGCTGCCGCTGTAACCAGCCACGCCCGGCGAATAACTACGAATGTGCTCGTTCAGAGTTGTCGTTTCGAGCGTTTCCAAGTTTGACGACAGCTGAAAATTAACGACCTTTGCAAGGGTCGTTCCAGCAAGCTGCAATACGCCATCTCTGCCGGTGTAGACCTTGGCCATCAGGACGCATCCTCCGTCGTGTCGGTGGTCACACCAATCAAATTTACTGTAACAGTGCTGACCCCAGGTCGCACCTGCACTACTTGGGGCGGGCTGCTGTACCGATATTTGGCTTGCGTGCCAGAAGTTGATGCAGTAGTTGACCCGGCAGGCGTATTCGCCTGACCACCCATTCCAGAGTGAACAGAGCAGTAGTAATACAACGTTGGAGCGCTTGTAGCCACTTTGATCCGCGTATAGGCCCCAGCAGATCCAGGTGTTCCAAACGTTGTCACGCCTGTTGTGTACTCCGTTCCACTGTTATGGGTGCCGTTGCTGGTCGTAGAAAAGCGCAACGGGTGACCACTGTTTGACGAATCAGACTGATCGAACAAATAAACCTTGCCCTCTGTTAGCTCTAAAGTCTCAGCATTACTGCTGCCGCCGTTGAAACGATATTTGTTGCCGCTACTGTCCACAACAGTGACTGTGTAAGTCACCACCTCTACTTGAGAGGTTTCAGGACGTAGCGCGTCTGTGTTTGACACCCATCCCGCAAGTGCAGCATCGGGCAAGTCAAAAGTTTCAAAAAACCCTTTGACCTCGTCATAGTGATCTAGAAACAACTCAGCATTTGCATCGCCAATGTTGGTGTATGACAGGCTTAGCTTGACCTCAGTTCGCTCGTTTCCATACAGAATTCGCGTCTCAGCGCCGTTTTGCGCCTTGAACGTTTTGATAGGGTAGCTGCCAGGGTCGTATGTACGACCAGTGGGCTGCAGATCAGGAAAAGCCATTACACCACCTTAAAGTCGTCGGCTTGGATTGCAGCAACAAGCTTGCTTTTGCCGTCATTATCGCAAGGATGCTCCGAAGCAACAATGTCAACAGTACCTTCCTGCGAAAAAGTAAGCTGCTCAACAACGTAGACGTTATGCGAAACGGTTGTGTCCACCACCGTAAACACGGCGTTGTAAAAATCGCTTGCATTGTCGCCTGACACCTTTCCGCCGCTAACGCTCATCGACGCTTCTTGCACATCGTCATTGCCACCAGTCTTGTAGTAATTAACGGTGTACGTTCCATCAGCAAGCTCGGTGGCGCTAGTAATGTCGCCAGAAACCCCGACCGTTCCGTTGTTGGCACTGCTGTAAGGGCTTGACTCGGTAACCACACGAATATAAGAGCCAGCTTTAATGTTCAAGCCTTCGAGTGTTGTTGAAAAATTCACCGTATGCGTCACTAAGTTGCGAAGCACCAAGAAGTATTTGGCAACCTGTAACGCATGTTCCTCTGAAGTACAAAATTGTGTCAAATCAAACTGCTCATGCGGGAGCAGATCAACGTCACCTTCTCGGTACTTAGAGCCTTGACCTTTTACTTCAATCGTACGTTCCTGCGGTAATTTGTTTTCGTCTTGCTCCCGAAAACGTACCACAGCCTTGAATGGGCGTCGCTCCTCTGCTGCCAAGTATTCAATCTTGAATGTGTCCTCAAGAATGTTGCCTGCAGTAAATAATTGATCAATAGGAATAGGGCCAGTAATATACTCGCCGCTTGCTTCTTGCACAGGCAGTGCAGGCTTTAAAGCAAACTTACCGTCTGTAATAATAAAATTGCACAAGAAATAAGGCGCAACGTCGGTTATGTACTGGCGAAGATTGGTGCGATCAACAATCGCTCCGTTGTAAAAAAGCTTGTGCGTTTGCAGAAATCTTGATGTTTTGACCAATTCGTCCTTATCGACCAGAGGTTGATTGTTTTCCTCCCTGCTCATGCCAAGCAGCGCCCCAGCGCCGCTCATCTGATCAGTCAACAGATGATAGACCAGATCCGTAAATAAGTTACTTGGCCCGATCGAGTTGTTGTCTCCGTAAGCAGCACTGCGATCATCATGTAGGCGCTCAACCGCAGCTCCGCTAGACAGCCAAACGCGCAGCTGATCAAGGCGACTAAAGCGACGAGTAGCTTTTAACGACAAACCAGCAAGAACCAGCCTGTGCTGTGATGGAGCGTCGGACTGCTCCTGCACCTCGTTGCAATACACAATCTCGTGTTCCGGTCGAGATGCGTTTGACTTGTCAACATAGTCTCGATAAAGACTGATGTCTGAATACTGGGTCTGTGTTACAAATTTTTGCTCTGCATCATTGACAGGAACGATTAGCCCTTTATCAACATTGCCAATGCTGAACCGCATCCCAACCGTGGCATAATCTTGAACCTTGAATCTATTGCCATCAGAAGGTTCCACAACATCGTCAAAAGTGTCTCCTACGTTCCAGTTGTCTGTCGTTCCACTCCCCACCGGTTGAATACTTATGACCCTTGGGTCAGACCATTGCTTGCTCTGACCTGCAGTTAAGTTCCCCTCTTCAACAGTGCTCTGCAACTTATATTTAATTGTTTTTGTTTGGGAAGCGTCGGTTCCAGTCAAAAATCCGCCCGTGTTTTCTCTTGTCTCGCCAATCGAAATGTTTTCCGGGTCCCCAAACCTTTCATAAAGAAAGCCCTGTTTTTGGTATGGGATAATTTCATTTGCAACACTGGTTACCTTTAAGGTGATGCCTGACCATTCCATGGTGTCATCTGTGTCAGTGTTGAAAGCAAACGGGTTGGTATTGGTGTTGTAAGCCGTTCCTTTTTGATCCGGCTCAGCGGTTGTCTCTTTACCTCTTTTAACTGTAATAAGCTCGCCTTCACTAAACCCGCCTGTGCTGCCAAGAACTTTTGCGCTTGTAAATGAATAATACTTTGTTTTGCCTTTACTCCTGGCCCAATGGTCGCTCGACAAATCTTTTCTTTCGTAAGACCATTCAAGAGCAATCCATTTTCTAGGGCTGTCGGTTATATATTCTTGAGTGACAACTTTAATAGAAGAAGGGCCACTGTCTGCGTCAATCCCGCTCATGTCAAGAACAAAAGCAGCGTTCTTGCCCCCAGCCGACGTGTACCCACTATCTGAAAGCCATTTGCCTTCCCGCTCGACGGTTTCTGCGCGAACTGCAGTTACATGGTCGGGAAGCCTGCGCTGAACAGTGACGCCCCCAGGCAGATTAGAGCCCGTAGTCTCAAGCGTTGTATCAACATCGCCTCGGAAAAACTCTTTGTTTTCTGTTACGCGAGCTTTTGATATTTCTTCGCCATTGATGGTAACCGTCATTTTCCCAACGTTACCAACAGTCCCCACCTCAAACGATTTAAGGCTGCCTGCTCCTTCCGCAACAGAATGAGAGAGATCAATTAGCGCTTCGTCTGCAGGAACACTACGCAGCTCAGATGCTGGCACTTGCACAAGCTTATATTCAAGCTCTACAGGCTCTGAACTATCCGTAAGCTGCAAACGCACAAAATTATATTGAGCAACAGGGCGGGATCCTCTAATGACAAAAAATCTAGATATTGGAGCAAACTCTTCGTCTCCAATTTTTTTGACAAAAATACGAAAAATTGAAGCTTTTGCAATAAAGGCGGTTATCGTTCCAGATTGGACTTGAATGTTGTCTTTGTCGTAGTCTTTTAACTCGCTAGGGCTTGGCAGGCTGTTAAAAGCACAAAGCCCGTTTAACTTTTGAAATACCGTGCTTTTGATTCCAAGCTCGGTAACGACAGCAGGGCGATTGTTGCGAACACTTGCAGTTTCAACTCTTGTTAAAGGGAAAAATCCCTCACCTACACCTTGCGGCCCAGCGTCTGGAAAACTGTCGCCAATGTATTCTCTATCAGGATTGACAACTTTTTTCTCGCTGACAATGCCGACTTTTTTAAAAATTGACTGACTTGTGTCAATACACTCAAGAGTAATTGTCTGACTTTTAGACTCTTCGCCGCTTTCAGATTTTGAAATAAACCGAGGGACTTGTCTCTTAATAACTTTCCACGTTGATCCACCAATATCAAATAATTCGCCAACTTGCAAAGCGTCATCGGCTGCAACCTGCAGTGCCTGCACACTCGTGTTAATATCGTCAACGGACTCTTTGCCGTTCCCTTTTTTGTAAAATTTTCTAGGAATAGTCGTGTTGGAAATAAGAAAACTTGCCCGGTCTCCTACTTCAACAGATATTGTTCTCGTTAAATCGTCCCCTGAGGTTGTGTACTCTGTACTGCCTCTTGTAATTTTAATTATGCCCATCCTGGGACTGTAGTTTCTGCCAGCGCCTTCTTGGCCTTGTTTAATTAAATCATTGAGAGGCCCTTTTTGTCTGTCTCGGCTGTCCTCAAGCAATTCTTCGTTTTGATCACCTGCAATTTTGATGCGCATAGCCATGGCTGCGCCTTTACTTTCTTTGCTTCCTGAGTCAATAATTGAAACAATTTTATAGTTCAGCCTGTAAGACTGCCCATTTGCAATGGGCGCGTAAATACCAAACTCGGTTGAGTTAATTGGGCTATAAGCATGACAAAAAGCAGTTTCATCGTTTTGTTCACCTGAAGTTGGAGCACGAAAAACAAAATCATCATCACCGTTGCCCACGTCTGAGTCACCGCTAGATTCGCCTCTCGTTCCATAGGCCAAATCTGCAGCCCGTATATACGTTTTGTCCCCCTGATAACCTTTCCAATAAAAAGCATACATGTCTTCATAGACAGGATCTAAAGTGTTATTTCCTAGAAAAAGACCTTTTTGGCTTGGTGTTGCTATGCCGCTGTCAGTAGCAATTCCTTGCTCTCCAACGACGTAAAGCAATTTAGCCCGCTGCAAAGTTCCATGGCTAAATATCCGCGACCAAATAAGCTTTGGCGTAACCAGCATTCCGCCGCCATTGTCTTCGCTGTATAAACCAAAAATTAAAGGAATAGGCGACTCATACTCTGCTAGCTCAGCAAGAGTGTCAAACCCTTTTGTCGGCGTGAAACGAGCCGCTCCAGTGAAACTATCAAGGGTAAGAGGCCCGCTACGAGAAGAGCTGGGCATTCTGGGTTTTGGCGTTAGCAAGTAAGAAACACCAGTCAGTACAAGACCGATGGCTACATTCGAGAGAATTATTGCTGTTGCGCCTTTACCCGCCGCAGCCGCTCCTCCCGTAGCCGCTGCTCCTCCAGCCACAGAAGCTACAGTTGGTGCTAAAGCACCCGCACCCGCTATAAAAAAGATGGCTTGAATGTCAGGAATGTGCTCATACTCGGCTGGTCTTATCGCGCCACGCTTTTTTGCCTCAGCCGCAAACTTTCTATACTCTTCTTCCGTTAAACCAATAGTCTGTATTAACTGCTTTTCATACGGAAGCAGTGGTATTTCAAAAACAGTTGGGCCGAAGACCACTGTGTTTTTTCCAGCACCGGATGAACGTAGAGAATTCCCGTCGCCCACATTACTGCGAATGTCCAAGACCGCTCCGGCAGCAACAAGATGTCTCCATCATACTGAGGCCGATCTACTCGGGAACCCCAAGCAAGCAGGTCGCGGCAAACCTCCCATTTGCTTGCTTCGTACCAAGACTGCTTGAACGGTGGCGCGTCAATACTCATCCGTTCCAACGCCTGATAACAGAGGTGGATGCAGTCGATATAACCGTCACTGCCGTCAGCGCCCAGCCGATACGGCAACCCGATTAGATCACTGCAGTCGGACATTGTTGGAAGTAGGCAGGTTGCCAATCAAACGCTGTGTCAACGAACGCCTTGGCACGTCCGTTCCAACAGCATCCAATACCGAACTGAGTTGCAAATTTAGAGACACGTTATCCCACTGCCCATTGACAACCTGCCCGACAAACGAATGAACCCTAGAGTGACTTCCAGAAGCGTTGTCAACATCCACCAGCAAAACCTCAACCTCTACAACGTAGTTATCGCTAATAGCTGTATCAGCCAATCCTCGCGACAGAGTGTTGTTTGGAAAAACTAAGCTTGCCTCTAGCCCGTCACCAGTGCGGTTGACCGTGATGCCAGAAAAACCAAACGGCACAAACAGATATGTTTCGCTGTCATATGTCGCTTCAGTGCCAATATAAAAGTTTTGAAAACGATGCAGTATTTCGGCTTTACGCTTGATCCGCACCACATGGGCAAACGCATACTGGCTCACATTCCTAGCCTCTTACGAGTGCTGCTGCTCATCTGCAGTCGTTTAAGCGTTTGTTGTTGACCTTGTTTAGCACCCTCGTCAGCCGCTCGCTGCATACCAGCCTGGAACTGGTCAGCCGTTACATAATCAACGCTGTTAATACGTTCAACGGTAAAGCGAACGTCGATTGGTGCAGCACCTGCTGCCCCGCCACTTTCGCCTGACGTTCCAGAACCTCCTGTTTCTGGAATCACAGAAGCTCCACGAGCACCCCGTGAGTAACGTGCCATGCTTTCACGCATCTTATTTTCTGGGATCACATATTCGCCTTGACCGCCTTCGCCAACAAGGGTACTGGTGGGGGCGGAAATGTATCCACCTGCAGCGTTTAATTTTGGTGGTGTAAATGAACCGTATCGACCTCCTGTTCCGTAATAAGAGTTAGGTTCCAGCCCTGGGACTCCTGTCGTTCCAGGGCCCGGGGTACTGCCTCCAGCAGGGTTGAAGAAGCTAAACGCAATGCCCAGAATCTTCATTTGAATTTGCTTGGCAATCATTTGCGCTGCCATGTCCATAAAGTGATCTGCAGTGCGTTGGAACAAGTTGGCCAACGCTTCTTGGGCAGACATGCTGCCGGTAATCAACCCCTTAAATGACTCGCTAAACGCAGCTCCGATTGCTTCTGCGGCAAGGATGACCTGGTTCGCAGGGTCAATTAAATTGCTAAGAATGCCTTTGACGCGACGCATTTCACCTTCAATTCGATCTGCAGGTGTCTTGGCAGCATCACGAGCAGCATCTTTAGCTTCTTTAGCCTTGCCCTCTAGCTCCAGCCTACGTTCTAAAAGCTTGTTAATTTTTTCCTGGATCTTTGCCTCAAGCTCTGAAGTGCCTGCTTTTGCCTTTAGAGCCTCAAGATTGAGGATATGGAAGTCAAGCTCGTCGCTTTGCTTTTCTTTCAACCTGTCGATCTCTTTAACTTGTTTGTTGATCTCAACTGTCTGTTGAGCAACTGCCGGAATAACTCCGGCCATAATCAGCTCGCCATATTCACGCTCGAAGGCCGCCTTGTCCTTAATGGCGTTGAGCTGGTCATCAAGCGGTTTAGCAATGTTCTTAGTCTGTTCAACAGCTTTTTCCGCCAACTCAAGCGCTTGCCGTTCAAACTTAAGATTTGCAGCAAGCACTTCTCCAGTTTCTCTTAGGGTAATTAAATTTTGATCTTCTGTATCTTTAAATTTTGCTCGATCTGCTTTTGCTGCGGCTCTTGCTTTTCCGATCGCCATCTCTTGCCGCAAGATAATTTTTGCGGCTTGGCTTTGCTTGCCTTGCAAAGAGATTAAATCTGTTTCAGCAAGAACTTGCGCTTGAACAATTTCAAGGCGCTTACGCAACATAATTGTTGGGTCTGCTTTCGATCCGCCAGTAGGTTGATCTTGAAACGAACGCAAGAACTCTTCAAGCACTGCTTGCTCATTACTAATTCCAAGCTCAGAAGCAGGAATAGCAGTCTTAAATTGAGTTACTTTTTGAGATCTTCTAGCAGCTCGTCTAAATTTTGCAGGGCTTGTTGCTCGAAGCTCTTCGTTTGTAAGCGCGACAGTTTTACCTTTAATTTTGTTTAGCCTTTCTTCAATTATTAGTCGCTGTTTAGCAACGTCTAGTCCTCTAATTTCGTTACCTAGCTGTATGATTTGATCCGAACTCATTTCGGAAAGCAAATCTTCCAATACTTTGCCTAGACTTGCGGAGTCTTTAATTTGAGCAATAGATCTTAAAAGCTGAGGTGAACCAAATAATTTTGCGGCGTTTTCGCCCATTTTTGCATCGCCTAGAAAAGCAAAAGAACCGGCAAGCTGCATTGCCTCTTCTCTCGTCATGCGAAGACTCTTGGCAAGCGCGTCGATGTCCTCAGCAAAGAATTTAGAATCACTGCCAGCTTTACTAAACGCGCCGTTCAGGTCTCCCAGAGACTTTTGGAACCTAGTGTTTTTGTCGATGGCTTCGCCAATAGCGGTGCCAACAATGCCCAAAGCAAAGCCGAAGGTTCCGCCCATCGCTCCACCGATGGCACCGCCTGCGCCACCAATAATCGCAGCGGTGGTTGACTGACCAAATAAAAGCGGAAAACCGCCGCTTAACAACGCGCCACCAGCTGCACCCTTGAGACGCCTGTTACGTCTTGCTCTTTGTTGACGCTGAAACTCTGCTCTTTGAGCTGCCGCTTCTGGAGAATCAAGAACAGTTGCAGGCCCCATAGTCTCTATGGGTATTCCCGCCATTAAATTATTTACCTCTCTAAGGCGAGAAGCAAGTTCTTGATACGACGTAGAAGCTATATCAACTTGTCCAATAACTCCTTCAAGAACTCGGCTGTAATCAGCAAGACCTCGGGTAGTATTTGCTGGCTGAAACTCCAGCAAATCCTTCATTCCCGTAAATGCGCCAAACCTGGGTACACCCTGTGCGCTACTGCCACTACCCGTCATCAGCAGCTGCAAAGCACGATTAGTGTCTTCTGCTTGTCTTTTAAACTCTTTAAGCCCTTTAATAGAAGCAGTAAAATCAGCCTTAGTTATTGCATCAGTAAAAATTTTTGCTTCGTTACTTCCTTTTCTGAAATTGCTTCTAGCGTCTTTAAGCTCTGCTGTATATTCTCTCAGCTTTCCAACGTTTTCTTTAATAGCGTTCCCATTAAAATTAAAAGCCTTTGTTTGCTCTAGCGTTGCCTTTTTTAGTTGAGCTGCTTGATCTTTTGCTTGTCGTCGAAGTCGAGCCGCGTCCTTGTCCGCGACTGCGCCTTCTTTCTTTAGCTGAAGCAAGTCCTGCTCAATCTGACGAAGCTCTTTAAGCTCCCTCGTCAGGCTTTTTAGCTGAGCGCTCTGTACGTTTACGCC